AGCTAATATCACTCCCGAATAACAACGGAGAAATAGCTCTAACTTACGTACTTTCTTACAAGGCTCGCGAGATGAAACTACATGATGAATTTTTGTACCTCGCACAAGAAAGCCGTGAAAAACAGCACTCTTATTTTGCTGGGACAAATAACTCACCATAGCTTCAACTTGCCGACGACTTCTTGCAGAACAGCCTTTGTGATAGGACTTCTTCATTTCAAAAACGACAAATTCTCTGTCACCGCCAACGAAAAAACCAAGGTCAATATCACCTAATTGTTCTCCATTGGACCCTACCATTTCAGTTTCGTAAAAGCAGGGCTTGTGTGGCATTATCTTCAATAAGTCAAAATAGTTAGACATGCGCTGAGTCTTTTTCATAGCAAAAAAGTTAGGTAATTCTTCCAATCCTTTAATGGAATTGGAAGCATGGTGTCTCCGAATAACTTTAACTGTTTCATCCTCATATTCGTAGACGCTTCCTTTTTTCCTATCAGACTCCCACTGTGTGGCTCTCTTGGCCACATAACGTGAGCGGGAGTACTCTTTAGGAGATAGATAGCGTTCTACACCGGATTGAAAAGTGAAATCAAAGATTTCTTCGACTTCTGTTTCTTCAGATTCTGCACCATAATACTTCTCTTTGTATTTTTGCATATGATCCTCATAAGTAACATCTAACATAAGACAACCGTGCACATTGTTTCTGGCAGCTACTTCCTTCAATTGTGCTCGAAGAGTTTCATACTCATCTTTACCATGTAAAAAGATTTCTCTCAAAGCACCGTCGATATTCATTTGTGATTGTTGTAAAGTAGTAACATGCTTACTCTTCAAAACACAATGTAACGACTTAAAAATAGACTGTTTATCCAATGCACCCATAATTTGATCTAACTCCTCACAATAGACATTTCTCCTCTTAAGGAAATCTGTCTCGTCGATGTGTAAAAACTTTTTAGGAGCCGATTTCTTATCGGGCATAGTAAATTCAATACCAGATTCAGCAAGAAAATTTTGAAGTGAAATGAAATTAAAATGTTCAGCTCTCTCGGCAACACTTCCTTCTGTGTCATCTCCGAAAGTCTGAATAGAAGCAATATCACGGAATTTCTCCAACTTCTTATTTTCCTTTTTTGTGACGGTATAATAGGCACACCTTTGCATTAAAGAATTTGCACCACTACCGGCAACAGCAGTAATGCATGTACCAGAAATATGCAAATCATGCAAAGAAATCAAATCTCCGTTAAAAGAAATGAAAGGATAACACGAATCAGTAATAGCACCCTTCAATATAGTAATATCATCTTGGGTGTAGTTACCAGATGCTTCAGCTATTTTGACATACATATTATAAGTAGCCAAAGTTAACTGAGCAGACATACGTGTATCATATGCCTTATAGTCGCCCGCTAAGATGCGATCTTTGCCGTATTTAGTAACATGCTTCGCCAATTGATCCCATTCAGGACCATGCGAATTAATACCAACAGCACACTCTGCAACTAGCGGATTACAACAAATGAAACGAATGATACTGAGTAAGTATTGTCTCAATATATACAATGCAGCACCAGGACAACCGAAGAAAATTCGGACTTTATCCTTGTCCAATTTTGTGGCTTCATCTTTAGGAGATGCTTTCAATATAAAATATCCACGCTCTCCCTTCAGATATGCTGCTTTCAATCGAGCTACCTCAGTCATTATTGTTTCGTCAAGAACCATAGGGCATGCATGTCCTGGATGGTCATCAGGATTCAATGCAATCATATGATTCTTTTTAGGTCCACTCAAAGGTACACCGATAGACGTGCTACTAACCATAGCATTCATAAAACGCTGTCCATCGATACCACTAACGGTTTCAATTTCGGTCAGAGGCCTAACGGATTTATTCCAAGGCTTCTGTTTGACTAATTTCAACATTGGTTCTAACCAATCGTTGACTGCCCACTCTAAAGCTTGGGCAGGAAATCCGAAAGAAGGGTTTGAAGTATTCTGTAAATTAGCAAAGAACGGTTTCCATGGGTGCATCTTGGGTTTTCCCCAAAGACAAGGTACTCCACAAATTTCCGTAACATCTTTCGATATTGGTAATTTAACCACTTCTGACCTATATGTAGACCTGCCAGGGCAAGAACCGTAAACGTTAAAAACTCCATCTACTGGAATATAATTAACACACGATTTTGGGTGCACAGAAGTACTGTCCAATAGTTTAACACCACACTGTTTTTCTGGAAAATTTCCATCACTATGTGGTAATAAAATGGAGCTAACTTTACTAAGTTCAGTACAAGCAGTATTGACCATATTCTTGGTCAAAAAACCTGATGCACCATGCTTGCCATTTCCGGCTAAATGAAAACCAGAAATTAAAGATGGCTTGGTGTCTGACACTAAAGTTCCAATACAAAGTCCACAAAAAGTATCTTCTGGCAAAACATATGTATGTCCAGAATACTCTATATTTTTAACTTTAACTTTATCAGACTTCCTCATGTAAGTACTATACTTTACAATAGAGCCATCACTGCGTCTATATATCATAGTCGCATGTGCATCACCCATCTTAGAATCTGGTAAGAACTTCGTAACATCTCGCCAAGTCCCACATCCAGGAATATAAACTATACAAAGATCTGTTCCAGGAATATTGTATGAGTGAAGACGGCTAATAATACCATGACCACGTTTGTGTGGAACGGTATCGCCGTTAGCTACTACCCGTTGTGTGTGGTACACCTCATATCTAATATCTTCTGCATACCACATATGTTGTGGAATTACTGCAATATTTGATTTAAGAAAAAATATATCACAAAACGCAACACCATCAGTATGGTGAGGTAATTTCAAGTAACACAGATTGGACTCGACATTTGACATAAGTTGTTCCTTACTGCACTGTACATGAAGATTTTGAGGTACGGGCTGGACATAAGCTCCAACCCAAGGATTTGCTTCCTTGTCCCTAATTTCCACCTCTTCGGCAGTGGGATTGAGCAAATTACCTTGAAATTGCCAAAAAGCTCTATATCTCTTAATGAGTTTATATGCTATGGCAACAACCACGCACGAAGCAAAGAAATTCTTGGCTCTACGTGAGCGGACGGATTTAAACACATGTTTTACAGTACCACTTAATTCAGCAATGGCAATGATTTTAGACTTATAGAAGACATAAAAGGATGCCAAATAGCAATATATAGCTGATACAAACCAAACAAAGTTGACTACTGAAAACAGAAGGTACCAAACCAATGCAAATAAAATGGAACAATGACCAAAATTGCGAAAGGTATCTGGTCCCTCCCATCTATCTTTCCTCTTAAGGAAAGCGATGATAGTGGATATGTGTTTAGAATAAATTTGATTGTCTTGGAAAATATATAGAACGTTAAGAACACGATGATCTAAAATCCAATCTATGGACTTCTTAATCTCCGCAGGAAGATCAACTCCAAATTGACAACATTTGCACATAGGTGTAGGCAAACTGCACATATCGCAAATTTGTAATTTTTCATTAAGATTTCTAGAATTTTCTACGACAACTGCCTGATTGGCAAAATGCCTAGCTGAATGTTCCTGAAGAAGAGCAATTACTTCGGCCAAAGAAATTCTATGGTCAAAAAGTTTCTTTAACTCTCCTTTTGGATCGTCGGTGTTATCAGCGATAAAACATTCAAACTCCCATACGTCAGGATATGGATCATCTCCAAAATCGTTACGTACTTTCTCAGAGTTTAATTGATTACCATGTATACAATACTCAGGTTTAACAAATACAGTTAAATGTATATTACATCTACGAATAATAGACATAACGTCATGTGAATAAATACGGGCAAGTCGATCAAGCATTAAATTACTGGTCATAACAACCACATTTGGTTCTAAGGCAAGCTTGCCTTTCTGATCCAATTCTGCCATATTGGCATAGTATGGTATGTTATTGATAAGATCAATCATACGTTGAGTAAATGCCTCTTCGCAAAAATCAGGTTTTGTATTTCCTACATCATCAAGGAAGATTCCATTGACGAAAGATTTCGCATTTGACATAAATTTATCACTAGGATTAAGTGTCATGAGGCGCTCATCACTGCAATCGAAATTGTTCATTTTAAGTAATAAACGCATTAACAAAGCAGAAACGTACGACTTTCCGACAGCAGAAGCACCATGGATATATAAACCAAAAGGTGCCATTCTTAACTGACCGGAAGTTCTGAATTGGACGAAGTCTGCGCGTAATTTGCGCAACTTCTCAAACTTGGTGGACATGATAGTCTTCTCAGGGCCGGTTAGCCCTCTAAGAATAGCTTGACCACTCTCGATAGTTTTGACTAATAAGAGATCATACTCTTTTTCAGTCATTTGTCCATCTCCGAACTTAGCTAAATTTCCACAGCGAACAAAGTTGCTCATTTCACAAATCTTGAAATAATTTTCATCGAATTGCATAGCATCAGTATCAGTATATAAGAAGGCGTTGAAATCGCCACTCTCAAAGAATTTATATGCTCCTTCAGCAAAATATACTATAGTATCTAATAGTGCTGATATAAGATCTGGTGCATTAACGTGTTTGCTATATGCTCCTATGGAAAAAATGCGGACTCCATTAAAGTCTACATTGAAGCGAGATAACTCGCATAAACCCAAAGCTGCCAACATGGAAATTAATTTGGAAACTTTTCCAAAAGCAGGTACACACTTTGCAACTGACCAATTCTTATGGCAAGTTTTTAAAGTGGTTAACCAAGTCGGCTGAGTAGAAGATTGATAATCATAATCGCATTGGCGACTAATAGATGGTCCTGAGAAAATGTCGTGTTCGACAGTAGGAGTATCATCCTTATCAAGTTCTACATTCATAATATCCTCAGATGTAAAAAAGTCATTATCAACTAAAAAGTCCTTAAGACTTAATACTAACGAAGAATTATAATGAGTTTTGAAGTACAATAAAAGTATAGATAAAGCTTGTTTTTTAGACTGACTTTCTCTAATACTAACGAACAAGAGAAGTAAATTCTCAATAATGTTAACAGTATCGTCTTCAGTTAGCTTCTTACGAAAGCTAGAGTTACACTTGGACATAATAATATCTTTAATAGTAACAGATGTGGAGCCAACAACGTTGGTTCCTTTTTCAAAAAGCTCAAATAGCGCACTGGTGGTAAATTTCATTTGAATTATAATAACCACCGTATGCACTAATTTAAGCCCAAAGATTTGGGTTTAAATTAATACATGCGAGACATGTTTTAGGCGCGTCCTCAATCCGTGGATCTCCGCGCTGTGTGGTGCTTGCTAGAGGTAAACCTCTTCAAGTCGTGGCACCCATGACTCTACGGTTCCCTGTCCGTCGCGAGAGACGACCAGGTAGGTTGTGTGGGCAGCGTTTTCATAAAAGGCGCAGCTGCCTAGCGCAAAATCATATCATCCCTCAAGTACTACTCTTTGGGGTAGGCTTTTATAGAGTGAGTCAGCAGAGAACTGACGTACTTCTCTTTGTCAAATTCTAAGTTTTAATTCTACTTTGACGGTGTAGAAATAAAGGGGAGGGTGACGAGTTTCGGACCATAAAGGTCGGCGGTTCGTCTGACCGAGTAAAAGTGTTGTCAAAACATTCCGAGAGATAAACTCTCAAGAAGAGAAAATTGATTGTTGTAATTGATGTCTAATCATCGATACTTGATTGATGAATAGACAACGATATGAACGATGTAATCTCTAAGTAGCGATGAATGCATTGCTGAAATGTGCCAACATTAAAATGGCAATTGATCACAATGAAAAGAAAGGTAATTGACATAATTGATAAAATCGATTTGTCGATGCATCTTCTTAAACAGAATGTGCCAACAATAAAATGGCAATTAACAACTAGTGCGTGCAGCTATAATAGCTGC